CGCAGCTCTTGATTGGGCGGTGGCTAAAGCTAAGGGCGTGACGCTGTACCCAAGCAAGCAAGGCAAGTGGATGCTCAAAAACTATGGTGAGTTTAATCATAGGCACGGAACACCGTGGTGGAATCCATCAACCAACTGGGCGCAAGCCGGAACGATTATTGACAGAGAGGGCATTTGCTTGATGTTTTACCAGCACAAAATATGGGATGCTCACATGGATAACGTAAACTTTTTTGAAACCGGCACGACCCCACTCATTGCAGCCATGCGCTGCTACGTTGCTAGCAAACTAGGTGACGAGGTGGAGTTGCCGGAAGAACTGCACTAATGACTAGCCAACGGATGTTTACCCTGCACCTGCTCGAAGACGAGCTCGGGCGGGTGAGGGTTGTGTCTGACTGGTCCGGTGAGGGTCAGCGCTGTCTTGCGCTGGGAATAGAGATCATGCAAAGCCTGAAGGATATTCAACCCTTCACCGATGGCGAATTAACGTTCGTCCTACCCGCTCGCACTGACACTGAACATTAAATGCGTCAGGCTTTGCGACAGCGCAAACAATCCTGCCCTTTGGTGGTAGTCGTTGGCATCCTCCCCCGCCACATCTGACAGCCAAGACGGCCAGCCGATTTCCTTGGCGGCTTGCTGCCCTGTGCCGCTTTGGTCATGGTCTGCAATCACAATACCGCGCTCGAGCCCCGCAGCTACCCGCACCATATTCCCCGCGGAGAAACAAACGTGAAGCTTGTATCTTTGCTTCATGCTTTTCAGCGCAGCGCGAACCGAAAGCGCAGTCGCATACCCCTCACACACGACATTGATTCCCCTATTGTCAAAGCAAAAGGTCGCACCCGCTGTCTTCTGACCGTAGAGAAACCGCTTTGTTCCCTCGGCATCGATCTGCTGCACGCCGACCAGGCTGCCGTTCACCCGCATAGGGATCAGCAAAATCGGCTGACCGCCCTGATAAAAGACGTGGCCTTCCTCCTCTTTGAATCCCTTCGCAATCAAGTAAGGGTGCGTCTGAGTGGTGCTGCCATTCAGCATATCAACGGCACGTCTCACCGCATCATGCTGCCGCTTCCTGGTCTCCGCTTCCGCCTGCCGCTGCCGCTGAGCCAGATCGTGAATGCTGGGTGCCGCTTCCTTTGAGTCAGGCTTCCAGATTGAAACGACTGTGCTGGTTGCATGGTTCTGCACAAAGCCGTGGTCACCCATGTATTTCACCGCGCCGTTCCTGCTGCGCGGGTGATCCTCGGTGGGATACCGCTTCCATTGGCCGAAGGGGGGATGCTCAGAGATCAGGACGCCATGTGACTTGCAAAAGGTTATGAAGTCCACGGCTCCCCCTCTTTCACCTTGTAGTGCTGAGAAAATGTGTACACGTTCTGCCATGTAGCCTTGCAATCGCAGCACTCCATGTCATCCCGCACCTTGTTCTTCTCGTGATAGCTTCGGACCTGCAAGATGTTGCGCTGCTTGCAGATTGGGCATCGGTCTACTCTCTCCATCATCTCCGTCCTATTGATTTTAGAAACTTCTTAAGTTGTTTTTCTACTAGCCTTGCCGTTTCAATTGTGGGCTGCTGCGGCATATCATTACTCAATCCCCGCGGCCACACTCCGAACTGCTCTCTGTAAGTGTGAGCTGCTCGTCCGCTGGACCATCCTTTGTATCGCTGATACCAGACCATCTGATTCCAGAATGCTTGCTTTGATTGTCGATTGGCTCCAGCGTTAGCAACAAGCTCTTCCATTCTTCCATCAACTCTGATAACTGCATTTTGTTTTTCCCTCACAAATCCACAATGATGACACGCATCATTACCTACAATCCACAACGCACCACAACCCTGACACTTGCTCTCTTTCTTTTCCCTTTCTGATGGTTCGCTCTTGCTCTTCTCGCGGCCATCGTCCAGGCGGTTTACCCCATCCTGAAACACATCATCCCAATCGTCTTGGAATCTAAGATAGTTACCGCTGTGATCCAGCCAGACAGCAAACGGTTTATCCGTCGGATTATTTAGGTTCGCCCGCATCACCCGCCCCATCTGCTGGATGTGACTTGACAAGCTCTTGCTGAATGGCCGCGCCGAGATACCGATCATCACGTCCGGAACGTCGAAGCCTTTGGTCAAGATATCAGTAGCGACCAAGCCATGAATCTTGGTGTCCGGCCTGCTGAAGTCCTCGATAGTCTGGCGCTTCCACTCGTCATCATCTTTGTAGCTGACGCACACAAAGTTATACCCACGGTTTGCAAACTCCCGCGACAGATGAACGCCGTGATCAACACCAGCGCAGAAGACAATCGTCTTCCGTGGCCGACCAAATATCTCGTGGGTTTTTTTAATCCACTCAGCCACCACGTCACCAGTAATCTTGATGCCGCGTTGCGTGGCTTCTAATTGTGACCATTCGCCGGCCACCTTGTCTGCACCGCTCATGTCAATTTCTTTGGCAATGAACACGCGCAGCGGGACTAGTAGCTTCTCATCTACCAGCTGCTTGGTAGTCACCGGACTGACCACGTTGTCATAAACTTTGCCAAGCCCTTGGGTAAACGGCGTGGCTGTTAAACCGATCACGCGGATGTGCGGATTGGCTTTGATGAAATCGATGGTGGCCTTGCGAGTTTGATGCGCTTCATCAATGATGAGCAAGTCAAGCCCTGGGAACTCGCCGCGCTTCTCCAGCGTCTGAGCGCTGCACACTTGGATGTTTTCGTAGGGGCGATACCGCCAGTGACCTGACTGTAGAACGCCATGGTCGATGCCATATTTTTCTAAGCGTCCGCTTGTTTGATTGCAGAGAACGATCCGATCAAGCAGGATGGCTGCGCGATTGCCCTTCTCTTTGACAGCCCGCATCAAAGCGATGGCCATCTCTGTCTTACCTGCACCCGTGGGCGCTACTAATATCTGCGCCTTTGCACCATTTGCGAAACCCTTTCGCAGTAGTGAGAGCGCCTCCTCTTGATACGACCGGAGTTCTAACATTGATTCCTCTCTCTGCCAGCACTAGCCCGCTGGCTTGGGCATCTGTAATTCTATTCGCTTTCCTATCCAATTCATCACAGGTACGGCCATTGAATTTCCCAATGCCTTGTAGCGTGGTCCATCGGGAGAATCTATCGCCTTGCGCCACGGTATGTTGGTGTAGTTATCTGGGAACCCTTGCAATCGTTCGCACTCGACTGGCGTAAGACGGCGCACAGCCATGTTGGGTTGCATAACGGTTCCCTCAAAGCCACCACCGAGAGTGCGTGCCTTGAGGGTGCCGAACGAATTGATCATTGCATTCTGCTCTTCATCCAATCCAATCGGTTGCGCTACACCTTGAAGACCAGTAGTGTCCAGCGTGTACATCGTGCCGTCAGCTTTCCAACCTGAGCCGTTTTGATTTTTATCGCGGCTGCTGGTGTCGGCTAACGCTATCGGCTGCGTCACCAGATCAGTTGCATCCTTGTAGTCACGCGCCTTCATTGCACTAGCCGTGCCGTCATCAACGTATTCACCAAACGCCACCATGCGAGCGGCTACTGGCTGGAAGTGTCCAGCTGCTGCTCCTTCTGGTCGGCCTCCTGCGCCACCGCTGAAAGAGCTGCTTGCAATTGCTCCGGCAATTTCTTTCCGCGCTTCTCTGCTCGGCGGAGAATCCCCGCGCAGGCTTTCGCGCTCAAAAAGAACCTCGGCGGCAGGTCGCCAGTCTCCAAGGTATCCGACAACGAACACACGACGGCGTCGCTGGGCCACTCCGAAGTACTGAGCGTCAAGCGTTCTGTAGGCGAACCCATACCCGAGTTCTGCCAACGCCCCGAGGAAGGAACCAAAGTCCCGTCCTCCGTTACTACTGAGGACACCCGGCACGTTTTCCCATACGCACCACTGGGGTCTAAACCTGTCAAGAATTCCAACATAAGTGAGGGCGAGGTTGCCTCGAGGGTCTTCGAGTCCACGCCTGAGTCCGGCGACGGAAAAAGATTGGCAAGGTGTTCCACCGACCAGAAGGTCAATTGGCTCAAGGTTCCACTCCTTGTACTTGGTCATGTCCCCCAGGTTGGGAACGGTAGGGTAATGGTGCGCTAGCACCGCAGATGGGAAGGCTTCGATCTCAGAGAACCCCACTGGCTGCCAACCCAGTGGGTGCCATGCTACCGTCGCTGCCTCTATGCCCGAGCAGACAGACAGGTATCTCATCCTTGAAGTTTCTTAAGCTTGTTGGTAAGGCTGTTGACCTGCCGCATCAGCTGCGCGTTCTCTCTCATCAAAGAATCTCGAGAGTCGGTGACCGCCTTGACTTCGATCTCCAGCAATCGGATCTGAGCGCGTAAGTCTTTGATGGTGGACTCGGCCATGGCTTTGTCCAGTTCATCCGCATCCATGCTTGCGATGGCCAGCTGGTCAGACAGCGCTTCATTCTCCGCCTTCAACAGCTCAATCGTGGCCTGCATTTCCTCCTGAAAAATATCGTCCTCGTTTGGAGTTTCTTCCAAGGTTGGAGTTTCTTCCAGCTTTGGATTTTCTTCCAAGGTTGGAGCTGCTTGCGCCTTATTGCTCTGTTTCTTTTCTTCTAACTCTTGTTTTACTTTTAATACCAATGAATGGCTGCAATCACACAGGACAGCGATCTCGCGGCTGGGTTTACTCTTAGTTCTTGGATGCGACAGCGCATTCAACACAGACTTGCGGCGATCTTTGACGGTTGGACGTAGGCCATGCTTGCTGTTGACGCTCCAGCTTTTGATGATGGCGTCATCGAGGGTGCCATCCTGCACGTCACACTCAATGCCTGGCGCTCCGATCTTCCGAGCGGCGAAGTAACGGTGGAATCCATCCACCAGATAGTGCTTTGTGCCATCTGATATCACTAAACAGGGAGTAAATTTCGCCCCGTCTTTCATCGCCTCCGCATACTCAGCAATCGTATGCTTGTCTAATGACACGCGCGACTGTGTGCCGGCGTCGATTGTTATTTTGTCAAGACTAAGGTGCATAATTACTCCCAATTAAATGCAATAAATGCAGCAACTGCTAGGCCAAGGATGCTTCCCGCGCCAATCAATATGCCGCTAACCAAAACGATAGTGGTGAATGTATCCACTAGCCCCCCATTCTTCCTTTGACTAGGTCAATCATTTCGCTGTACGCCGCCTTGCTGTGCTCATGCGTACGCGCCCATACCATCTCGTGGGCTGCTTGGTAAACGCGGTCCAGGCGACGCAGTAACGCTGCTGCCTCGTTGTCACGCTGCTCCCGAGCGCAATCTTCCAAGTAGTCGGCTAACTGTTCTGCTGTACTTTTAATCACAATGTGGACTCCTCTCGTGTGTTGATAGACAACCTCGCCACGTCAAACAGGAAGCCATTATCAGCAGCCACCTGCTCTAACGTCCTCTCCAGCGCCCTAGAAACATTGGCCACAATCTCATCAGAAAGCGGCTCAGAAGCGCGGAACGCTAGTCTAGCGGTAAACAATAGGTCTGCCTCGTAAAAACTCTCCATACGCCCTCCTGTTAGGTCTTAGCCATGATTCGTGTTGCTATGTCATCCGCGGGATACTCAACGTCCCGCAGCTGGTAACAGATCATTGCCGCCCGTTCACGCTCTTGCTCCCTGATTAGATTCGCAAACTGCCACAGGCTGGCCAAGTCCCCATCCATCCCATCGTCCACAGGTATCAGTTCCTTGCCTACAAATTCCAACCGACTCCACGGAATGATCCCAGCCTTCACCGCCAACTGCGCTAACTCTTTACGTTCCATCTATTCCTCCCTGTGTGTACAACAGTTGCAATGCTAGCGGAACAGAGTGTTGCGTCTAATTGTAAATTTTTATCAGGAAAAAAAAGTTGATAGCCCACAAAGTGAATAGGCATAGGGTCCCCATGGGTGATAGCCCGAGCCAAATGCGAAGCACACTTGATGGGGTATCACTCCTGCCCAGAGTAGCTTGTGATGCTAGCTACTCCTAGCTGCTGGAACTTGTCTGTTGTCAGACTTGCTACAGCTCCCAGAAGGCAGCGATTATCTCGATGGGGAAGATGTCTATCACCACTGGCTTCCCCCTCTTGTGCAGTCCCTCACTGACAGGCTGCGTGGCTAGTAGGCGGGTGAGACCTCTGCCAGTGTTTCTCGGGTTCAGCCCATGCAGGCCATTAGCTAACGCGCCCTGACGCCCGGTTACCTGCCGGGACAGGTAACTTACTTAGACGGCTCGTCCACGATTTTCCCGTGTTCAATGCCTACGCGATGCTTAATCTCAACTGCGTAATATGTGTAGTCCAGATAGCCATTAGATGCTTTGTCTGCTGCGTATTTGCGGCAACACTCTATGGCTGAATCAAGTGAATCGTGAACAAATTTGAAATTAGCTCGAAGGCCGGATGAAGACCGTAAAAATACGGCGTACTTTGGAGATGTTGCTTCGTGCAATTGCAGCACGGCTTGTCTTTTTGTTGGCTCTTCCATGTTTCCGCCTTAAGCAAAAGTTCTGGAGGCCATAAAAAAACCCTTGAAGTTTAGCTCTCCGTGTATAGGCCACGTCCCTATTCAGGGTAAGAACCAAACCTCA